CTTGGCTTTTGCCCGCCTCCCTCTTTTTCCAGTTTTCCGCAAATTTGCTATTAAGTTCACTATAATCTACCTCCGCATCTCTTAATGCGTATAAGTTTGCCGCCGTCTCTTCTGCCGCACTCGTTCCTGTCCCAAAAGTTTTAGCAAACTGCTCTTCAAGTGATTTTGAAGTCTTTTCTGCTTGCATTATCACCTTGTCGAGTTTGGCCATTTCTTCGCCTACAATACTAGCCTCCGTACCCATCCAACCACCTAATCCCATACCCTCTGCGCCCCTCAAAAAGCCCGCTTGCGTTTCCCCATAAATGGCGTTTAACCCTTGCGCCTCTAATTGTGTTTTCTTTAAACGCGCCTCTACTATCTTGCCCGCCTGTTCATCTAATAAGGCAGATTTTCTAGTTTCTGCAACCCTATTAATAATAGACTTTGTGAGCCTATCTTGTAACATTGTCAACTGCGATACTGATATTTTCTCGTTGTCGTACTGCTTTAATAAATCGGGGTATGATTCTTTTAGCGCGTTAAACGCCTTTATTTTTTCCTCCCTTGATGTTGTTTCGGATTTTAACGCCTCAATGTTTTTATTTGCAATTGCAATTTCTTTGCCCGCCTCTTTGTTTACTTCGTCTTTTGCTTTTGCAAATTTAGTTTGAGCCTCAAAGGCTTTATTTACGCCATCTGATAATTTTTGATAACCCGCGTAAAGTGCAAGAATACCTACCAGCGCAACACCAGCCGCGCCCACTTTCATAGCCGTGTTTAGTTTTCCAAATTTATCTGCAAACCCCAATAACGCACCGCCCGCGCTTGCCGCCCCACTTGACAAAAGCCGCGTCATAGCAATTACTTGTTGGCCTGCGCCAAAAAGTAACGCCATACTTTTAATAAGTATAGGGAACGCCGCCGCGTAAAGCGCAAAATTAAAAATACTCTTTTTTGTTTCAGGGTCTAACATTTTAAACACCGTAACAAGGTCGTTAATCTTGTCACTCATTGCGCCCGCAACCGCGTTTAGGTTATACGCCTCATTTATACCGTCACCAATTGCCGCGAAAAATTGAGTAATTGCGCTGCGTGTGTTGTCAATTGCGTTTTTTATACCGCCTTGAACCCGTGCGTTTTTTGCAAGTTGTTGCGTAATACCATCTATAAATTGATCTGCGCTTATGCCCGCGTCGCGTATGCCCTCGGCTGTTGTTGTGCCGAACGCCTCACGCATTGCCTTAACGACGCTGGGCATATTTTCTTTTATGATTGCTAAATCTTGCTGCAACACAACACCCTTTGCAGACATTTGCGCAAACTGACGCGTAACGCCCTCCAATTGTTCTGCATTTCCACCCGCGCCCGCTATGCCATTAGCTAACTCTACCAATGTTTTACGCGCCCTTTCTGCATTAAATCCAACCGACTGCAAGGCAATAGAACCCTTGACAGCCTGTTGCAAATCAATGCCCGGCGCAAGTGCTACTTTCCTAAGTTCTTCAAGTTCCTTTGTGGTCTCAATTGCGCTATATCCTGCATCCTTCATCGTGGTCTGCATGGCCAACTTTAACGCCTCGAAATCACCCGCCGCCTTAATTGCTAACGCACCAATGGCCAAAAATGGAGCGGTAAAGGATTGCGCCATTGAATTAGCAATACCGTCCATTGATTGTGCGGTCTGTTTGAGACGGTTTTCCACCTGCCTCATCGACCTGTCAAAATCTCTAAATCTAACTCCCAGCCTTATATTTAATTCTGCAATATTTGCCATGTTTGTTAGTTTAGTAGTTTTAATGCCATTTCCTTAAATTTGGCCATGTCCGCCTTTTGTTCGGGCGTTATTTCCTTGAATTTTACTATTGGCTGTTGCTCCCAAGAAAAAGAACCTAAATTTGTGGGGCTTGATAGTTTTTTGGCGTTAGGGCTAAATATAGCAACCCAATACGCCGCCTGTCGAGCCATTACCCAATTTTCGCGGTCGTCTCGCTGCTTGCCCCTGACCCGTGCGGCAAAATATCGGGGTGTTGTTTCCCAAAATTCGCTTTCAGACATTCCAATCCATCCGGCAGCGTCTATCATTGTTTGCCAATAATCAACACCCGCTACTCCCCCGCTTCTTGCTCCGTTGCTTCGTCTTTTTGATCTTTTGCAATGGGTAAACTGTCTGTAATCATTTCCATGATGGTCATCATATTTTCATTGTCCATCCATGCCGCCACGTCGTCAACTATGCCCAAAAATGGCTTTCTTTCTTTGTTGCCGCCTGCGATTAGTGCGCACATTGTAATATCAATAAAGAATGAAATCTTTACTTTGTTAATATCCACATTGCCCGTTTCGTCCTGCGGTACGGACTGCATAAAAGCAGCAAAACCGCTTTCTTTATGCCTCTTTTCGTAGTGGTAAAATGCGGCGTTACCAAAAAGTATGGGCGTTTGCTCACCATTAAAATCAATATATTGTACTGCCATATGGTTATTTTAAAAAAAGGACGGACGTATCTATGTGCGCCCGCCCTTTTATGTTTTTTTATGGGTTCGTGGATTCGGTCAATGTTCCCGTACCTGTCAAACTAAACTCAAAGGTCACGTTTTCATCCGTGCCGCTCGAGCTGCTTGAAAGGCTCGAAAGGTATGCCGAACCCGTGTAAATTTTGTCCCCTGAAACGGTCGTTCCAAAAATAACAGTTGCGAGTGTTTGCCCGTTCCAAAGCGCGAAAAAGTCTTCAAATGTGGTTGTACCGTCGTATGAAAACAACGCAGAACCCGACATTTCCCAACCGCGCTTTGCGGGCAAAATGTTATTAAATCCGCCGCTATCTTTGCAGGTGGTGTCCCTGAACTCTTGCGAAAGGCTCAATGATGCATCTGTAAGGCAACTAACAACCGTCGTGCCTACCTTGATAACCATTAGCCTACTGTTTACTATTCCCGTAGTTGGCATAATTATTTTTTATTTTTTGTGTTAATTGCCGCTTGTGCTTCATTTGTATCAGGTGGCGTTATTTCTGCTTTTTGCGCCTCGCTTAGTTCGGTACAACCGCCGGGAGCGAGTGCGTTTTTTCTTTGTGGTGTAAAGTCTGCAACCTGCTTAACTGTGCCGCTTGCTATTAGTGCCGCGCCGTCACCGTCTGACATTCGTGCGGTGCTACCTGCTTTAAATGTCTTTGCGGGGTTTTGCGGGTCTTGATAGTCTTTTAAAAACTGGTATCTATCTGACATATTTTTAGTTTCTTTTTATCCTTACTGAGTAGTTGTGAACGTGTCGGTAAATTCTCATTTGTCCGTTGCTGCCTTGTATGTCGGAAAAATCCTGACTTCCGCTATCAAAATGCACTCCATCCATTTTTATCGTAGAACCCATAAATGTAACGTCTCCGATTTTCATATCAACCGCCGTCCTGACCAATTCTGCATGGGCGCAATTATCTGAATATTTATCTGAATAAATATCTAATTGAACCATTACCATATCAACCAAAGACGGTACGATTTTATTTGTAGATGGTGTGATGTTTGTAACGGTCACAATTATTAACGGGAAAGTTGGCGTATCAACCGTATGCAAGGGATAAACCCTATCCGCAAAAACAGCATAAGCCGCCGCGTCGTCTGCTATTAATTTTCTGAAAACCGCTGGTATGTTCATTTATTTGCGCTGTTTTTTTTATTGGCACTTTTAATAACCCTTTTTAGGCTTTTAATTATGCCCGCCTCAACACCCGCTTTCATTCTGTTCCAAGTTGGAATGATAAAAGGGTCTTTTTTCTCTAGTATGTGCGTGTAGTATGCGTCGTATTGGCCTGTTCCTGGGCCAAAAGCGCCAGTTGCGTTTTTGCCTTGGAATTTTGCGCCTACTTGAATACTATATTTTGCCCTATTAAATCTAAACAACCTAAAAGACATTGCAAGATTCCCCGGCCTGTAAATTGCAACAACTGAACCTTTACCCTTTGGCGCACGCATTCTCTTGTTTAAGCCCGCACTTCTATACCTCTTGTGTATCTTATGTCCGTGCGGTGCTGCCAAAAAAAGAGCGTCAACAATAGGCTTTGCGTTTTTAGTTAGTATTCTGCCTGTTTGCTTTTTAGATGTTTGACTAACTAAGCGCAAATCTTTTATTAACTGATTTACTTCGTTTTCTAGCGACATTTTATCTCGATGATGAACAATGAATTTTATAACGCCCTGTTATCCGCTCTTTTTCGATACCGTTAATATCAAAAAACATACTGTCAAATTTTATCCGATCCGAAACAAGTATATCCGTTGCCCGTATTTCAAAAATTATTGAACGGGTGTAAACATTTATACCTTCGTCGTAACTTTCGCCCGCGCCCGTCAATGGGTATGTGACCGACGCCCAAACCGTTAATAATTCCGTCCACGTTTCTACCTTTTCGGTATATTCGTTTTCTGTTATCGTTTTGCGCTGGATACATATTTCACTATCTAGCGTTCCAATGGTCTCCTTTTTTTTACGCTGCATTACACGCCCTGATTTACGACATAAGGAGAAAGGAGTATTTCGGCTGCTGTGGGTAACTGCTTTACGGAGTCCATTCTATTTTCGTACATATCAGCACAAACTAGCATTATTGCAACCTTAATGTCCGGCGGTATTTCGCATTCCGTAAAACCAGCCGTGTATGTTATTGCTATGCTGTGCGGTGTAACATTGCCCGCAAACTCTAATCCTTCTGGTGCGTACACCCTAGGCTTGTTTGTGTCTTTAACCAAAGTCCAATCCGATGTTATCGCAAATTCCGCTGTTAGGTTGTCCACCGTGTTGCATGTTATGCTTGTTACCGCTGTGGCGTTACCAATTGCAAGTGAAAAAAACTGTTTATTGTCCATTGTCGTAGGACTAAAAAACACCTGCTTAGACGTTCCGCCTGCCAACAAAAGACGCGTGTAGTTTTCCACGTACCGCGTTGCCGCTTTTATATAAATCTCAATCAAAGAGTCTTCGCTATTACCAGTTACGCGCAAATGTTTTTTCATGTCATCTACTGAAAAGATAACATCATTACCGTAATTGATTTTTAACGAAGACTCTTGATATTGATACATATAATTATCGCTTTTCTATTTTAGCGGTGTCGCGCATGGCGCGTTCTGCTTGATCGCCTTTAACCTCGGTAGCAAGTTCGCCCTTAATTAAATCTTTAAGGTGTTCAATAACAACCGGGTCGCTACTTTCTACCGTTTGACCGCGACTATACACAAAGTCACTACCCGCGCACGATTCAACTATTAATACTTTCATATTACGCTTGAACTAGGTGTTTTACAGCGGTGGTATCGAACAGTTCGCCGTCCCAACGTGCGTGGGCGTAAAAACCAACTTCACCCGTCGCCATGTGTAGTGCGTCGTTTCTCAAAATGGTCATATCTTTAGCGATACGAACGTTGTATTTTGAAAAATCACCGAAAAGAACGGTTCGTGTTGCGGTTGCGACCGTTGAAACCATATCCTGATTAACCCAGTAAGGGAAACCATTGATTGTGGCAGGTGCGCCGTCGCGGAATGAAGGCTGCCATGTACCCGCGCCCATGTTAGTTGCGGCTAATGACAATTTTTTGATGACGGCCAAAATTTTGTCGTTCATCATATACCCGCACGTTGGCGAGGCGCGATAGGCAGGGTCAACCTCATGTGAAAGGTCGATCAATTCGCCTAATGTAATAGCCGTTGCAGATGCTGCCGTCCTTCCCAATGTTGAAGCAACTACTATACCGTTTGGATCGCCTGTACCATCACCCAATGTTAGGGTATCGTTTGCGGCGCGGCCAAATGATTCCGAGAAAGCATCTTGGAACTCGGCCAAAATATCAAACTCGCTATCCTGCAAAAGTTCGTACGAAATTTTGAGCGCGTCGGTGTACTTATACGCATCCATTACGATCTGCGTGTAGGTAATATCCTGCACCGCAATAGAGCCGCTTTCCGCTGTCTTTACTGCTTTTCGGCCTGTGGTATTGCGTGACGGGAATGTAATTTGCCCGCCTGTCGCTGTAAAGCGCACCTTTGCAACCTGCAAAACGCCGCTATACAATTTCATCAATTTGATGATCTCGTTTTGAAGCAAAACAGGCACAAGAAAACCGCCCAATCCAGCCGTGCCGCTGATCTGCGTTGCCGTGCCGCGCTTTTCAACTGCCATTGATTTATAGATGCGTTGTTCCGGCTCACTCAAAGCGTCAAAACCCTGATGCATTGCACGGGCGAAAATTTCCAATTTCTCCTGATTTTCAGCCTCTTTTGTGCGCTTTGCTTTTGCTGTGCCGTTTTCTGCCTCCTGCTTTTCGCGCTCTTCCATAAAATCTTCGGCTGATTGCTTTTCGATTTTAGAAACTTGCTCGGCGCGTTGCAAAAGTTTGTACGTTTCGGCTTGGTCTTTTTCAGCGCGACTGAAAAGGTCGTCTAATTCCTTTGACCGCGCCTCGGTTAATCCGGGTTTGCCTAATTCGGTTACCGCCTCTTGCATGGCTACCAATGCAGCGTCATGCTTCTGTTTTAATTCCCTAAAATTGGGTAGTACTGACATAGCTTAATTTTTATTTATTGCGTTAATGTGTTGCCTTTCGCAATAGCCATGCGTAGGCGTATGTGTTTGTTTGTTGCTTCGTCCCGTGTGCTTGCTGTTGTTTCGTCTGGCGTTTCGTCGGGTGTTTCGCTTTCGGGGTTATCGCTTGTATCTACTTCAATCTCAATTTTTACCTTTGCGCGTTCGTCAAGTTGTCGAACGTTGCCCAAAAAAGCGTTTCTTTCTTCAATTAGGCTGCGGGCTTCACTTGTTGCGCTTTGGTATGCCGGAAAAGTGACCGGAGAAACGTCATACAATTTGCCGCCTTTTACTAATTCTCTAATATCTACTTTCCCGTTTTCGTAGGTCATTCTAGTAAGGGTCACTTCGTCAACAATGCCCGCTAATTCCGAACGATCAACCTCGCGCCAAACCGATGACGTTACGGTGAACGCAAAAGACGACTGATAGATATAACCACCACTTACCTCCTCGTATGTGTCGCGGCCTACCTGCGTATCTGGTACAATTGCTTCGTAGTCGTAGCCGTCGGGCGTGTCTTTTAGCGTTAACGTTCCGTTTGCTGTGCGACCTAAAATCAAGTTTGGGTCGTGGTTTTTGAGTGCAGCCGTTTGCGTTGTGTCTATACCATCAAAAAAACCGCGACGCACTACCTCCAAATGCCAACCCATGTCCGTATATTTGTCATATACGGACGCTAATCCACCGATAACCTTTTTCGGTTTTTCGCCGTCCATGCGTTGTTCGGATCGGTGCTTAATATCAAAAAATCGAACATTGATATTTTCGCCCGTTTCTTTATTTTCCCTATTAGTTTGTGCCTTGCGGTATTCCATTGTCTGTATCGTTTGCGCCCGTTGCCACCGGGTCATTATTTTGTGTTGTCGGTTCGGGTGTTACGCCCACTTCTACCATGTTTAACGGTCGATAGTGCGCTTTACCCAATCCGTCGGGTAATTGATTTAAGTTATCTAATGCTCGCGCCTCATCTATGTTGTAAACTCCATTTTGGAGCATCTTAACCAAATATTCGCCACGTGCCGCCGTGTCACCTCTCAAAAGACTATCAAGGTTGTATCTATAAAAATACTTTCCTTTGTCCGATTGCCTTAAAATACGGCGGTTCATTTCCGTTTCTCTTAATTTTACTTTTGGCCTTACTAGATTTTGTACAAACTCAATTGCCTGTTGTTCAATGTTGCTGTACGTGCTGTTTGTCATTTCGGCAATTAAGTGTGGAGGCACTCCGTAAATTCTGCAAATATCCAAAACACTCATTTTTGATGCTGCGATATATTCCGCATCTTTTGGAGACATTGAAATTTGTCTATACTTCATTCCTCCGCCCAAGACAGGTATGGCCGCCGTGTTTTTGTAGTCCTGTAAAACAGAAAGGAAAGACCGCCTTAGTTCTGCGATCTGCTCCGTTTTTAACGCCGCCTCGCTTTCAATTATACCCTTAGCGTACCCGCCATTTTTGTACATATTTGCGGCGTATTGGTTTGCCGCTATTGCCATTCCAAAAGTTTCACGCGCTGCCTGTAACGGGCTTTGGCCTATCAATCCGTCATCTGAAAAGTTCTTAAAATGCAGTATTTCCCAATCGTGTACAATTTGATTCCTTCCCTCTATGTCGCTATATTGGTAGTATAGTTTTTTATCCTTTAAAAACGGTTTTACACAATCGGGGTGCAAAATCTCCATTTTAGAAATTTTGCCAAAACGCCCAAAGTAAAGACGGGTGTAAGAATTGCCGCGCAATGATAAATG